TCTACAACATCGCCGCCTGTAATACCTGATAATGCTTGATCAAGTTGTCCTTTAACTGATACTAAACACTGATTTAATTCTGCGAGTGCTTGACCAGTTGTTTGATCAAATGCTTGTGCTTCATTAACACCGATTTCGGTTTGAACTGAATCAACTAATGCCGGCATCTCTTTGACCAACATGTCTGAAACTTCTTCTAACATTTTTTGTACAGAATCAACCATGTCCTGTGCGGCAAGAATAACTTGTGATCTGTTAACTTCTTCGTTTTCAGTAATCACATTAGTTTTTGGTGCTTCAGGAGCAATCCTATAATGTTCTTTAAGGGCTTGCTCTACAAACACTAATTTCATGTATGCAGGATATTCAGCACCAAAGTTTTTAGATTCTTTTGCTTCAGCAATTAAACCCTTTACTTTGTTATGCATTGTTTGAGTTTGGTTTTTGTTCAAGCCTTTAATATTGAGGTCAACTTCAAAGTTTTCTTTTAAAGCCTTGACTGCAACTTCTTGCTTATTTAAATCATTAAGTTTCATATTAATTTCCTAGTAATCTGTCGTAGATATATTGTATTTATCTTGTTCTGTAGAATTTCTGGATCTTTTAAAACGATTCTTTTTGTGTTCTTCAAATATCCTACGTTGTTGTTCTTTAGATGTATTTATGAGTCTTTCTAAGTTATACATAATTTGTTTCTTGCGTCCCAAATCATCTTGTAATTTAGTCAATTGTATTAGTCTATGATCTAATGGTTTTGCTGTACTTTTATATCCTCGAGTGTGAACTGCGATATCTAAATTAATTGATGCCATTTTACCATCAAGGTTGTAAACGTCAACTGCTTGTTGACTACTAGAATTATGAGCAAACACACAATATGCCATTGCGTTCCTAGCATTTATAAATTCATATGATGTTTCATCACCGGGTGTTGATACAGTAAACAAATTAGTTGTTGCATCCTGTCGTATTCTATATTTGCCAAAGGCTTTAATGCCAGACCTATCGTTACTAATATAAAGACTTTTTAATTCTTTAATTAGTTCTCCCTTAAACATATGTTTAATTTTATTACGAGCATCTTCTACATTAGTTTTCTTTTTCATACAGTCTCCATAAAGTATATATTTTTTAATTCAGGTGTGGTATCTAAAAAATTAGGTAAATCTATGCTTTCTGTTTTGCATTTAATCATAGGTACTTCATGGCAATCTTTTATAAGATAACCTAAAGGATCTAAATCATCATTAAACACTGAATTGTTTTGTACTTTAAAATCAAATTTCCAATAATAAAAATTTTTTATGTTTTTGTCTATTAAAAATCCAAATGCAGATGTGTCTGTATTGTCTTCTATTCTGTGAGGGTAATGTAATATTTCTGGGTTGCCTCGTAAACTTATACACTGTAATATAGTGTCAAAGTTTGCTTGTGAATTTCTTTGAATGTTCCATAACTCAACATTATCTCCCACAGGCTTTGATCTGTTGAGAACATTAGTATGAGTAATGTCAAACAATGTAAAACAAGTTATGGTTTTCATAGTACTATTTAGTAGCCAAAAAAAAGCCTCTAATAAAAGAGGCTTTTTAATTCTTTAACTAAAAACTTAGTTAGTGAATGTTGCTGATGCTACAACTGTTGATGTTCCACCAGTTGCTGAATCGATAGCAGATGCTAAAGTAGTTGTGTCCCAAGCACCAGTAGGATATACTGCGATTGAAAGATCATCTGTTGCATCATTAGTAAACTCATAGATGTAAACAACTGCTTTCTGCTGAATTGTTAACATTGCTATGTTTGCTAAAGTTGTGTTAGCCGCGATGTCTGCTAACTCAATGTTAAAGAAGTCTAACTTAGGTCCTTGAGGCTGAACTGTGCTGCCTGAAGAAACTGCGTTTACTCCTGGGTTTGAGTATCCAGTTGCGTCTAAACGTAATACTGGATAAAAGTCACCATTTGCTCTTGTAAATTGTGCCATTTTTCTATTCCTTTTTTGTAAGACTCGTTCCGAGTCTGTAATATTTGTTGTCCCTCACCATGAGGTTCATACTAATATTTAGTCCTTTATAAGAAAAATGCGGTGATATATTACTTTGCGGCTAGATTTTGAGCAGAAAAGCCCATTCGATTGACAAACTTGAGTCCATTAGCAACAAACCCTTCATGTGTTTCACTACCATCATCTAAGTATCCTTTAACAGGACTAGACTCTGCGGCTTTGTCTAATTGATCTACAATGTTTTGTTTTAAATTATACAATGCTATCCAAATCTTAAATGCACCCATTACACCCTCTTTATGTGTACTAAAATGATTAGTGATCTTTTGTCTCATTGAGTCAGTCATTGGACGTTGCTCTACGAATTGTATAAAATCATTATACAAGTTTGATAAATCTTTTGAAACAATCTTTTTATTAATGAAGACTGTAAACAAAGAGTTAAATGCATTACGTGCCTGTGGTGCTGAATTCATTAAGATACGAACATCGTTGCCATGTTTAGCAATCTCTGATTCTGCTTGTGATTTTAACTTAGCAGGCATTTTTATCTTTGGTGTGATCGGCATTTTACTAGGTACAATTGCTACATCACTGTTGTTATGCAAGTTGCCAATTGTACCGTCTAATGATGATGACTCATCTGTTGTTTCTGCATTGACTGGGATAAATGTATGTACACCTATGCCAGCAGTTTTACCACTTAGCATGTGCCCAACTTCACTGTCTACTTTAACTTTATATGCGATGCCGTTTGGATTCATTTTAAATGAATAATAACCATCTTGGTCTTGTAATGGCTTAGCAAACAACAAGTCTCCCCAATAATACCCTAATGTCCCTCTGTCTGCTTTGTCTAAGCCGTCCCAAATACTATCGATGATGTTGTACAAGTCTCCTCGATCAACACCTCTGTTCTTATCATACTGTCTAAATTCTTGTGGAGAAAAGACTTGTCTACCTGTACCGTCTTTCTTATTAAACATATGTTTATCCATGATAGAAAATCTACCTTTCTGATCACGTCCAAATATAAGAGCAGGATAACCGTCCCACTTAATTGTAATTGTACCGGGTGTTGCAATAGTTTTTTCCATTGCACTGATTGCTTGTTTGGCTCCTTCAACATCTCCCAAAAATACTAAATCTTCTGGATGATCCAAGTGCCCTTTTGCTTCAACTAAATTGATTTTTTCTAATGTACGTAAAGTATTAGATAATGATTCACTGAGGTTCATTGTTACCTCGTTTGCAGTGATGGTATTTTTTCTGCTCTAATTGCTGATTGAGTTTTAGATTCTTTAACAGGCTCGGCTTTTGTTTGTGGCGCAAGTTCTGATTTATAAAACGTTTTAGGATCCATCGCATACATTTTTGAATATTTTTGTTGCGAATCGGCTGATAATGCTTGACCACTAGAATTGGTCCACTGTTTACCGTTATAAAAATATTCTGTTCCGCCCGCATCTTTAATTGCTATGCCTGCAGGTATTTCAATGGGCTTCATTGGTGTTTCTTTTGATTTTAATTCAGGTTGTTTTGCACCTTGTGCTTGTATTGATTTTTGTATTACTTCTGCACCTTGTGCATTCTTTGCTCCTAATGGTGAAACACCGACACTAGAACTTGCGGCCCAGGCTCCGTCTGCTAACTGTCGTAAAATGTTTCTATCAATGCTTGGTTTTTGTGTGTTATTTGAATTGTTGAAAACCTGTTCAAGGTTATTAATAATATTGTATAATACATCTTTACTTTTTGTGTAGTCTACATTCTGCATCCATTGTCCTAACCAGTCTCTAAGGAAAACATGCAATTCTCTACCACCTGCTTGTTCTACGTCTGTTTCTCGTGCCTGTTCTTGTTGAACTTTATTCAAGGGTGGGTTGATTAATCCTGATTTAAGTCCTGAGTCAATTGTGCTTAAAGCATCACTCATAAAGTCTTGTACAAATAATTTGTATGCCAATCTATCTTGTTTAGTTAATCCGCCTTTGACTCCTATTGAGGGAGCTCCAACAGTTGCACCACCTGTTCCACCAACACTCTTGCCACGGTCGGCTTTTTTGCCGAACATCCAGTCGCCTAATTTATTTTCATTGATAATGACTTCATTGAACTTCATTAATACTTATCCTTGATACTTTTTAATCGTTTTTGAAAAACGACTCTTGTCTCTGCCTCGGATAGCACTTAGCAGTTTCTTTTCTAATTGATCAGCCTGAACGTCATCGTAGTTGCGTTGTATAAACTCAATTAAGTTTACTGCACTAGTGATGATATTGTTTCCGCGAGACTCAACAATATGGGGAATATCTCGGTTGCTACCGAAATTCTCTAGTTCTTCTAAAAGGCTTTTAGTTTTTTTCTGCATAAGTATAATTCCTTACTACTATTTAGTCAATCATGACCATTTTGGATATTATTTGTCTTTCAAAGTATTTAATAATGATTTCAATTTTGTACTTTGTACATCACCATTTACTCGTTTTTGTTCAGGCTCTACTTGTTCATCTACTATTACATTTGTTTGCCCTACTTGTGATGTTGTTTTAAACTTATCCATGATTGATTGTGCAGATGGTTGCGATGCATTATGCGTTGGTGCATTAGTACCTGGGTCTGTAATACGCAATGTCTCAATATCAAATGCTAATTCGACTTTTTGTCCTACTCCTGAACTTGATCTTGTCTTCATCAATTGAATCTGATACTGTCCACGTTCTCTCATGCTACGTGATGTAAAGATACCGAATACATTGTCTGCTGTATTAATCTTACTGATACCACCTGAGATATGACTGTGATCAAATTCAATTTCATCAACTGAACTTCTGTTCAACTGTGATGCAGTTACAAAAACTATATCTAATTCTTTTGCCAAGTTACGTAATTCTTCTGAAACATACTTGTCTTTAACAAACAAGTCACTAGGACTTACTTTAGCACTTACTGGCATTAACAAATCCAAATAGTCAACACACATAAAGTCTAATTTCTTGCCTGTTTGTATTTGTAGTTCTCTTGTATATGCTCTAAGATCATTAACCGTAGACTGCGCCGGCATATATTTAATTTGAAAATTACCAGATGCTTTTTGTTTCATCTTTACTTTCATCTCAACATTATCTAAGTCTCTAAACACTTCTTTAGCCTTAGTATCAGTCAACATAGAATCAATACGCATTGCTGATAGTTCTTCACTTAATTCTAATGTAATATATACACCTGATAATCCTTGTTCTACCCAATTGACTGATAGATTTTGCATAAACAATGACTTACCTGAGCCCGAACCCCCGGCAAAGATTTGCAGTTCGCCTTTGTTGAAACCACCATAGAGTTTTTGATCTAAAGAAGACCAGCCTGTAGATGCTTGACCATTACTTGATTTAAGATGCATAAGACGAGCCCTAGGATCTTCAAAGTAATCGATACCTAAGTCTCTTTGTAATGATATTTGTACAGCATCTTTAATTAACTTTTCTACAGGATCATAATCACCTTTCTCTAGCAAGTCTGCCGATGACATGATTGCTCTTTCTAGTTCTTGCCTACGAGTGAACGATTCAAACTCATTCATAAACCATTCATAATGACCATCATCTAAATCAGCAACCGGATCGATTGTTTCTCCTGTTGTTGCTTTGATTTGTGTAGAGTCAGGCAATATTTTATATTGATCTGAATGTTCTCTCATAAACTCTGCAACAGGTCTTAATCTTCTATCAAAGTTTTCTGCATTAAAGATATTATTGACCCTAACAAACAACTCTGCGTTTGTTATCATCATTCGCAAGAATAATTCTTGTACTTCTACGTTAAATTCTTTTAGCAATTTTATTCCTCATAACTTCTACTTTAATTTTGCTGTTTGTTGCGGAGTCTAATATACTTAGTAGTGTATTCAGTCGTCCATATTTAATTACTGCATCATTTGCATCTTTGATGTCCTCTGACCAGTTGGGTAAAGATACATCAAAACCTAGTTCTAATGCTCTTTCGCATATACCTAAACCTGTTTTATCCTGATCGGGGACAACAATGACACGTTTACCCAATTTTTTAATTACAGCAACTTGATTGTCATTAATCGTATCGTGTGTCAATGCAAGACCGTTCATTGATATCGCATCAAAAATGCCTTCAAAAACTAATACAACTTCCCAACTGTCTTTTTGTAAATCAGTACCAAATACATATCCTTGTTGTTGATCATTTATAAACTTAGGATTTCTATCATCCATAAATCTAATTGTACTACCAACAACTTTGTTTTCATATGTATAAGGAATAATTATACCCTG